GGTCAGGGAGCACTTGCTACAAAGCTTGCAGCAGGCGCAAACTGGTTTAACCTAACCTGATAAATAGGTAACTAAGTCGCTCTGGGGAGTAGTAGCCCTCTACTCCCCAGAGTCTTTAGAAAGGAAACAAGATGGCTCTCACAACAGTAAGTGAATTACGCTCCACACTCGGAGTCGGCACCCTGTACACAGATGCCGTTTTGCAGGAAGTTTGTGATGCATCTGATGCAGTCCTACTTCCTATGTTATGGACTAACAGTAATTATGCTGTGGCACATTCCAGCATCGTAGGTGAGGGAACGCTTTACTTTGATCAAGAACTTATAGACACTTATTATGTTGGGCAGACAGTTACAATAACTGGATGTGGCTCTTCTTTTAACGGATCAAAAGTTATCACAGCAGTTACACCTTACTCAATAACAATGGTTACAAATCATGCTGCCGTTAAGCCAGTGCATCCTATTGCACCTTTTGGTAAAGTCACAGCGACAAATTACACAGACTGGACAACAGACACAGCAGTCCAGCAAGCATCTCTTATGATATCTGTTGAAATCTGGCAAGCGCGTACAGCCACCCTTTCAGGCAGTAACGCAGTCGATTTCCAGCCAAGCCCTTACCGAATGAGCGCACAGCTTCTCGCTAAGGTGCGAGGATTGATTGCACATGCGCTAGACCCTCGCTCAATGGTGGGCTAATGCCTCCAGTAGCGATAACTACACTCCGCACTACTTTAGCCACCGCGCTAGTAGATAACACTAAATACCAAGTCTTTGCTTTTCCGCCTGCCACAGTCCTCGCTAACTCTGTGATCGTGTCTCCAGACGATCCATACATTACGCCTACAAATAATCAGCATATTGGGATCAGCCCAATGGCATCCTTCAAGCTGCTGATCGTTGCGCCTTTATTCGATAACGAAGGTAACCTTAACGGCATAGAAGATTTTGTTTGTGGCGTGTTCGCAAAGCTCGCAGCATCATCTCTCGTCTATAATGTAAGCGCAATCAGCGCACCAAGTATTCTCAACGCTGCATCGGGAGACCTTCTCAGCTGCGAGATGTCCGTATCAATCCTTACGAGTTGGAGTTAAAATGTCCGAGTGGGAAAAAGAAAACGAAGCCTTCCTGATCAAAATCGGGCAGGTAGCACCATCAAAGCCAGCACCTACCAAGAAAGACGAGGAATAATCTCATGGCTGTATTTCTAAACAACAAAGTCGGTGTGAAGATTAACTCCGTTGATCTTTCAGACCATGTCACAGCAATTACTCTAAACCGCACATTCGATGAGCTAGAAGTAACTGCGATGGGTGACTCAGCACACAAGTTCGTTAAGGGCTTGGAAGCATCTACTGTAACAATCGATTTCCTAAACGATACAGCTTCAGCAAATGTTCTAGCAACATTGCAAGCAGCATGGGGAACAACAGTAACATGTGTATTCTTGCAGGAAAAGGGAACAGCAGTCTCAGCTACTAACCCTCTATACACAGTTTCATTGCTAGTCAATAACACAACAGACATCAACGGTGCTGTTGGCGATATTGGCACACAATCAATCACATTCACTGCTAACTCAACAGTTGCAGTAGCCACAACAGGCACATTCTAAAAAACTACTAAAGGGGCAAACCATGGCAAGACTAAAGATAGTTCGTACAGATGGAAGCGTGCTAGAAGGCGAGATCACCCCAGCGGTGGAATACGCATTCGAGCAATACGCTAAAATGGGTTTTCATAAGGCGTTCAGGGATCTGGAACAACAGACCCATGTCTATTGGCTCGCTTGGGAAGTAACACGCAGGTCAGGTGAATCTGTTAAGCCTTTCGGGATTGACTTCATCGAAACACTTACGAGTGTTAGCGTTGAGGACTCAGACCCTTTGTCTTAAAGCGCGATCTACCCTTCACCTATCTAATCGCTAGGCTAAGCATTAGGTTGGGGATCGCGCCACAGCAGTTACTGGAATTAGACAAGACCATGCTAGATGCTCTCTTGCTAGGTCTCAAAGATGAAGCAAAGGAGATCAGCGATGCCAGCAAGCGTAAAGGGCGGCATTGAGCTCCGTAAGGCTCTGCGCAAGTTTAGCCCTGACTTGGCTAAAGAATTACCTAAAGAAGTTGCAGCAGCCTTAAAACCCATCACAAAGGCTGCTAGAGGGTATCTGCCAGATGACTCACAAGTATTAAGTGGATGGTTGTCTAGAGATAACTCGCAGGCTCGCTTTCCTACATACAACGCTAGAATCGTAAAGTCCGGCATTGGCTATAAGACCACACCATCCAAGCCTAACCGCAGAGGGTTTAGATCCCTTGCTCGCGTATTCAATAAGAGCGCAGCTGGAGCAATCTATGAAACTATGGGTCGTAAAACCCCATCAAGTCGCTTTGTGCAAAATCAGCAGGATAAATATTCGTCACCGATGAAGGGTGATGGCAAGATGGAAGGTCGCGCCTTATTCCGCGCCTACGAAGAAAACAATGGCAAGGCTAGAGAAGCAGTATTGGCGGCTATTAAAAAAGCAGCAGACAAACTTAATGCAAGAGCGAGAGGCTAATCATGGCTAATGTAATGATTGATATTGCTGCGGAGTTCGTAGGCAATAAAGCCTTTAAGCAAGCTGATACCGCCACAGACAAGCTAACCAAGAATGTAAAGAAACTAGCGGGTGCTTTTGGTTTAGCGTTTAGCACTACCGCAGTTCTGGCTTATGGCAAGGCAGCAGTCAAGGCCGCAGCCGAGGATCAAAAAGCACAGCAACAATTAGCATTAGCTCTAAAGAATGTTGGATTAGAGCGAGATGCTGCTAGCGCAGAAGGATTTATCCAAAGACTCCAAAGTGAATTTGGAATTATTGATGATAAATTGCGGCCTGCATACCAAGGTTTAGCAGTAGCAACACGCGATACAGCAGAAACACAAAGACTTCTTAATCTCGCTCTAGATATAAGTGCGGCCACCGGCAACGACTTAGGCAAAGTGACAGCAGCGTTAAGTCGTGCATATTTAGGAAATAACACAGCACTTTCTCGCTTGGGTGTAGGTATATCCAAGGCAGATCTTAAAACTAAGTCTTTCTATGAAGTAACCACAGATTTAGCATCTACCTTTAAGGGTTCGGCAACAGCAGCAGCTAATACCTTCCAAGGCTCAATGGACAAACTTGCAGTTGCGTCTGCTAATGTCCAAGAGATCATTGGTACTGGAATCATCGATTCTCTAAAGACTCTTGGTGGCAATACTGCTGTTGATGACTTAGCGAATGATATGGAAAGAGCCGCACTTGGCGCAGCAGATTTTTTGCGCGGTTTATCACAAATTGGCACATTTAAGATTAGTGGAGAAACTAAGTCTTTACTTGGTTTATTGCTTACACCATTTCAGCGTTCATTGTCTGCTGGCCCATTGGGAGCAATTACTCGTTTAGGCGCAGCTTCAAGAACCGCACCAAGACCTTTTACCACACCAATGACTATTTCTGGTCAATCACAAACATCTACTAGAGTTACTCGTGAACAAGCTAGGGTTGCTAAAGAAACTCTTAAAATTTCTAAAGATCAACTTAAACTAGCCAAGGCTAAGGCAATCTTTGACATCCAGAAGATCCAAATTGAAGCAGCTCTAAAGGGCAAGATTAGCGAAGAAGAAAGAATCCGCTTGTTATTGCTTAAAGCCATTCAAGAAGAAAACATTGAGGATATCGAAAAGTACACTAAGATGCTCAATGAAGTTCAGGGCAAAGTGGATAAATTAAAAACCACTTTGGAAGAAACTTATAACATGGATGCTGGTAATCCTTTTATTGCATGGGAAATCGGCCTAGATGGAGTTCAACGCGCTTTAATTGAAATCAATGGTCAGTCTATTGCTTTGACTGACAGTATTGCTCAAAACTCATTGGCTATGGGATTACTCGGCGGCGCTAACTTTGCCGATGCTTTAAGAGGTGCTAACTATGCAGCCCAAGCTGCTGAATGGGCAAAAAGGTTTGGAATCGTTCCAAATCCAATTATTCCGCCAACACCGGTTATACCACCGAATCCAACTATTCCAACAAACCCAACAAACCCAACTACAGTCGTAGAAGTCGTAGTTCAAGGCACAGTCATTTCTCAGCAGGAATTGCAGCAGGCTATCGTAGATGCAGTCAATAACTCAGGTCTTACAGGCAATCAGTTGATTACTGGTGTTCCAGAGCGACAGGTCGCTATTTAATGTCATTACCTGCAACTATCGGAGTAACCATCAATTTTAGTGATGGCCCTACATATGGCTATCCTTTTACTATTGGCGATCCGGTCAAGGGTATTCTTGGTGTCTCGGAGTTAGCAAACACAAACACAGCAGGATTAATTGTCGATTATTCTACGCAGACCACACAGGTAGCAATCAAGCGTGGTCGTGACCTAATGACTGATACTTACAATGCAGGTCAGGCATCTGTCAAGATCCTAGATCCTAATGGTGATTTCAATCCACAGAATACAAGTTCTCCGATTTATGGCTTCTTAAAGCCTTTGCGTAAGATCCAGATTACTGCTACACACTCAGGTACTAACTACTATCTATTTTCTGGCTATACATCTGAGTACCGATATACCTATCCAACAGGGCAGGAAATTGGTTATGTTACTATCGTGTCTTACGATGCTTTCAAGATCTTCAATCTTGCAGCAGTTTCAACAGTTGCCGATGCTGGAGCAGGGCAAGACACAGGCACTCGTATCAATCGCATTCTTTCAGAGCTTTCATGGCCTAACTCAATGCGTGACATCGATACAGGTGACACCATCTGTTCAGCAGATTCCGGACAATCACGCGTGGCTTTATCTGCCATCCGCGCAGCTGAGTTTAGCGAGCTAGGCGCGTTCTACATGAGTCCAGATGGCAATGCAGTATTTAAGAGCCGATCTAGCACCATTGAGACACTAGATGACACACCGACAGTCTTTAATCAAACAGGCGGCATTCCCTACGCTAACATCAAATTCGCTTTCGATGACAAGCTCATTATCAACCAGGCTAACATCCAACGCTATGGCAGCAGCAATGTCCAGAGTCACACGGATGCAGCCAGCGTGGATACCTACTTTCTACACAGCACTAGCGCACAAAATCTGCCTATTGCTACCGATGAAGAAGCCATGAACCTGGCCACTACTTATGTGAATAGTCGTAAAGACACCACGATTCGGATCGACTCAATGACCCTTGACCTTTCGACCCCGTCTTACTCAGCAGGTGTCACAGCAGCCCTGAGTCTTGACTATTTTGACAATGTGACTATCTCTAACATTCAGCCTAATGGCGATACAATTACAAAGACCCTGCAAATTCAGGGCGTGGCACACGATATTCAGCCAACTAAGTGGTTCACTACTTTCACCACGATGGAGCCAATCACCGATGGTTTCATCATTGGGAACACAGAATACGGTATCCTAGGCGTATCTCGTCTAGCATGGTAAAGGAGCAATAAATGGCAACAGGATTTCCAGCAGCAACAGGAGATGTCCTATCAGCGGCTATGTTTAATGGCTTGGTGGCCTTTACTCTCAATAGCCAATCAGGCACAACATACACACTAGCCGCTACTGATCAGTATCAGGTATTGGTGGTTACAACTAACGCATCAACAAAGACAGTAAGCATCCCAACCGATGCAACCTACAATTTTCCAGTTGGAACAGCGGTCACTTTTCTTAATTCTGGAGCAGGCAATTTAACTATTAATGCGGTAACTCCGGGCACTACAACAGTAACTAGCGTTGGCAGCACTTCAGCTTCTCCAGTTGTATCACAAAACAAGTCAGCAGTAGCAATTAAGACTGCTGCTAATGCTTGGACAGTCCTAGGGTCTATCGCATAATGATTGGCAATGTTGTTGCAGGATTAGTCGGAGTCTCACCTCTAAGTCTAATAGTCGATTATTTAGTCGTAGCCGGCGGCGGTGGTGGCGGCGGAAACAATGGTGCGGGTGGTGGCGCAGGTGGATTGCGTTGCACAGTAACAGCAACCGGTGGTGGCGGATCGCTTCCTACTGCATTGACATTGAATCAATCTACTAACTACACGGTTACAGTCGGAGCAGGTGGAGCTGGAGCTGGAAGCGGCAATGGAACTGACGGCAATAACTCAGTATTTGCATCTATTACTTCAACCGCCGGTGGTGGCGGTGGTGGATTAAGCAGCGTTGGTAATGTTGGTGGTTCAGGTGGCGGTGGAGCAGGTAGTGGATCGCCCTCAGGTGGCGCGGGCACAACTAATCAAGGTTATGCAGGTGGCGCGGGCACAACTAATCAAAACGCAGGCGGCGGTGGCGGAGCAGGACAAGTTGGCGAAGCAGCACAAGGTTCTGGAGCTAATCAAGGCGGTAAGGGCGGCAATGGTGTAGCAACTTCCATTACTGGGTCATCTGTAACTTATGCCGGCGGCGGTGGTGGTGGTGGTGGCGGTGGCAATCCAGCATCACGCGGCACAGGTGGCACAGGTGGCGGTGGTCAAGGTGGATTCACAACTGGCATCACAGCTGGTACTGCTAACACCGGCGGTGGTGGCGGCGGTGGAGCTGGAAGCGGTGCACAGGGTGGATCTGGAATTGTGATTTTGCGTTATCCAAACACAGTAACTATCACAGTTGGTGGCGGTTTAACTGCAACCACAACGACATCTGGATCTGACAAGATTACAACATTCACAGCTGGCACAGGAAATGTGAGTTGGGCATAATGGCACATTACGCATTCTTAGATGACAACAACATTGTCACAGAAGTTATTGTCGGCATTCATGAGACCGAGTTAATTGAGGGATTAGATCCTGAGACTTGGTACGGCAATTTCAGAGGACAAGTCTGCAAGCGCACTTCTTACAATGGCAACATCCGTAAGAATTATGCTGGAGTAGGTTATACATACGATGCAGATCGTGATGCTTTTATTGCACCAAAGCCAGATGACTCTATTGGCTTCGACGAGGAGACTTGCCAATGGGTCATGCCACCAAGGAATGCAGATGAAGCCGAGACTGAGTAAGGCTGCAAGCCAATTACGAGAGCAGATCGATGATTCGTTCCCAGATCGTGACCGCGCATCGGATGGCTGGATCGGTGATACCCGACACGCTGCTCGCAAGTCTGATCATAATCCAGATGCACAGGGCTGGGTACGCGCCATTGATGTGGACAAAGATCTGTTTAAGAACGGAAAGCCAGACATCATGGGCGATCTTGCAGATCAGCTTCGTACCTTATCCAAAGGAGAAACAGACAACCGTATTGCTTACATCATTTACGATGGAAGAATCTGCTCACACATCCTTAACTGGAAGTGGCGCAAGTACACAGGGGCTAACAAACACACTAAGCACATGCATGTTAGCTTTAAGAAAAAGGCTGACAATGATGCTGCTTTTTTTCAAATACCTATGTTAGGCGGACAAGATGAACGAGTTAAAGAAGATGTCAGGATCTTGGGTAAGAGCATTCCTTGCGGCTGTAATCACACTTGCGGCATCGGGAGTGACTGACCCACAGGCTTTAATCTATGCAGGTGCAGCAGCAATCTTGCCACCTGTTCTGCGCTGGTTAAATCCTAAAGACGATTCGTATGGAATAGCAGAGTGACACAGTCAGACTTCTTCACGCTCTACCTTGCCACTATTGTCGCGCTCGGTGGTTTGTCTGGTTATGTAATTACACACCTGTTGTCTGAGATCAAAAGACTCAACACGCGAGTCGATGAGATCTATAACATCTTGCTTGACAGGTAACATTCTGCTATGGCAAGAAAAGCAACTAAGGCACTAGAGGAACAAGGTTACTCAAAACTTGATGCTTATTGCATTGGACTCTATGAGTACTTCTGCTCATTAAAGCGAGCAGGTTTTG